AGCCCAACCAACTGTAGTTGCCTGTGTATCTGGTTGCCAATAAGAACGGTAAGGCGCTTTGATTGTGCCGGAAGTATTGATTTCCCAACCCTCTAAATCAGGGTTGAACTCCGTATTGACCAGTAGATTAACACCACCCATTTGCTCAACTTTTGTTTGTACGCCCTTAGCTGTTTGAATAGCTGTTGTAGCGTCAGACTGTGCTTTTGTAGCAACAGATAGTCCATTTGCTGCAAGTGTTGCTGTGGCAGATAAGCCGTTCTTGGGGTTTTTAACTAAGCCAGTGATACCATTGAGACTGACTTCTAATTCGGCGACACGGGCGTTGTTGTTGTAATTTCCTGCAACGTAATCACCAATTGTTGGACCAAATACAAGCATGGGTTGTGCTAAGTATGCTCCAGTACCTTCTCTTGCTTGGAATTTTAATATCAAGTAAGTTGCAGTATCAGGAACTGTTATATTTTCCCATTTCTTACGAACAGCGTATGAATTTTCAGAACCACCACCTCCACGTGTAGTCCATTCTCTATATTCATCACCAACTTGTGTGTCTTTATTGTCATAAAAAAGAATATGAAGACCATTATAATTAGCAACTTCTCTAGCCCATGATGACCAAGATAATGAAATCGTTGTTCCTGAAGTTGATGTTGAAGCTAATTGAACTGTTTGTGACAGATTAGACCATGAACTTGTTGCGCCATTCATTGTATCAAACCCAACTGTTGTAGCGTTAATGTCTTTCGATAGATAAGAACGGTATGGTAATTTAGTATTTCCACCATCACTTGTAAGTTCCCAACCCTCTAAATCAGGGTTAAACTCCGTATTAATCAACTGATTAACTTGACCTTGTGCATTAGCTTTCGCCTGCAACTCGGTAACGGTATTAGAAATCTTATCAACAGTTTGCTTGGTTTCAGTATACTTACCACTTAACTCACCAGTCTTTTTATCAAAGTCAGTCTGACTAACCTTAGAGGTAATCTGATTATTTAGTGTATGGATACCTGCTGTGTTTGCAGAAACTTTTTTATCATTTGCTGTTTTATACTTAGCAACGTCAGTTGTAACTGCGTCTGCTGTGGCTTTAACTTGACCATACTTTGTGGTTAATTCATCAGTCTTTTTATCATAATCAGACTGCGAAACTTTACCAGCTAATTCATTATTAGTAGCAACAATATCAGACTGTGCTTTAGATACTTCTGAACCCAATTCTTGCTTAGCTTTTGCTAATTCTAAATTAGCGCTGCTTAATGCACTACCGGCTTGTGCTTTTCCATAAGCTGCTGCACTGCTTGCCATACTGTCTGCATGTGTTGCTGCGCTGCTCGCCATTGACGCAGCATTACTAGAAAATACCTTCCGTTCAGCAGCTGCACTACTTAGTGTTGCATTAGCTTCTGATTGGAACGCTGCTGCTTCACTGGCTTGCGTAGCATTTAAACTATCAGCATACGAATTAGCTTCACTGGTTGCTTCGTCAACAGCGTCTGAAATTACTTTTTGTGTTCTAGTTGATACCAACTCCACCCACTGTCCGTCTTTAAAAATCATCAAGTAAGTTTCGTCACCAGCTTGCTTGTACCATAAATCACCAGCAGTTGGGTCGGCTGGTTCATTAGCACCATAATAATTGGTGTTCTTACCATTTGATTGACGAATAGCCGTATCAATTAGACCTATGGTGTCATGTCGAGCCGCAGTTGCCGTGTTAAGCATGTCGGTAATCGCCTCGTCATTCTCATAACCCCAGTTGCTACCAAAGTGAATACCTGTATTTTCAGGGTCAATCATATCGTAATCAATATCATGTACTCGGACATAACTTGAAATACCTGAACGTTCGTCAATAATAGCGATTGTGTCACCAACTTGTGACTCTCCAATATCTAGTACCGAAGCAGAATAGCTCCAAGCAACACCTTGGTTGTTTTCTAACCACTCAATAGCCTTATTAAACAACGCCTGTTTTGATTTAACTTCCTCAAAAGTAACAGGCTTAATACGAGGGTTATTTTGCAACCCTTTTGGCTGTGATTTCAAAGGATAAGCATTTTTATCGTTTGCTAATGAAATATACATTTGAGACTTTGGTTTGTACCATTTATCGGTTGGTTTACCAACCTCTAGTCCTTCCAAAGTAATATAGTTATTAAAACCATTTGGAGTGTTATATTTTTGTTCGTCACCTGAAGCACCACCCCCTTCAGCAAGAGGGATAATATACTCATAACGGTCACCATATTCTGCCTTGTTAGTTAATGAAATCAAATTACTATTTGACTCGTATCGTTTTCCTGTTTCACGACCTCGTTTCTCATAAACCTCTAAATAGTGCCTACTAATTTTATTATCAAAAATAGTCACATAGAACCGTATTTCGCCACCAAAGTATTCAATAAATTTCTCGATACCTCGAAGTGGTGTGTTATACCAAAGTGTATAAGTGTTACCTTCACCAGTCCAAGTGGTTGGTAATGTTAGGTCGTTATCAATGATCTCCCATTTAGTACGAGCAACACCTTTCGGTTCAACGTCATTATAGACGATACTTTCTAGCAATGACCGTGTCGTCCACTTACCTTGGGTGTAAACCTTTTTAACATATCCCATTGTATCTAAGTCATGATAAGCATACTCTTCTGCTCTGTAAGTATATTCATAACCATCAAAGTCTTGGTCGGTGATTTCAAAGTACATAAACTCTTCATGTTTATAATCATTGATTGGGTCTTTTGTTAAGAAAAACTGTACACCAGCTTTAAGTGGCTCTGTTGTTGTGAATGTTAAAATAGCTGCATTGTTGATTGATTGGTGGAAATTAGCCTCGGTTGTATTATCCTCTGTAAAGGCTTGAACAATATTCTCACCGCTAGTTACTCCATATATTGTTTGCATTATAATACCTCTCCTGCATATTCTACTTCAAATGATTTAACACCTGTCATACTAATTTTAGAACCATTTTTAATTCTAAGTGATGACAACGGCGTATTAATATCAACCCAACCTAGTTGGTTATCCCCACTTTGACCAGATACTGTCACAATAGCTTTATCCATATTCATTGTAACAATAGCGTTGGGTTTCACATCATTAATAAATTTAATCTGTTTTGTTTTACCATTAGGGTCAACAATCTTTAAGGTTGGTTTCCCTTGTTTATCGTTGACAAACCGTATTTGGTGAATAACACCGTCTACTACAATATCAGGGTCATATATAGTGATAGGGTTACCAAGGGTTGTTGAGTCCAAAGTCTTGTTATCAGTCTCTTTAAAGGCTGTCATGGTTTTAATCGTAAATTTACCTGTAATCTGTAAATGGCTACTTTGTTCGTCAAATGTGATTGAAGTAACTGTTCCTACACGGTGATAAATTTCATCTGCAATTTTAAAAGGTACTTCCTCACCTCGAATAGCATTTTTAAATTGTGTAATACGTTCATTTAATTCCCAGTTGTTGTCTGCCTCAATTATAAAGACAACTTCAACATTTTGCATTTCATAATTCATATATTTAAATCTGTTTCGGTGATTAACTAGGACAGACTCAATATTAGTTGATGAGTCATGACGAGCGTCAACACGCAACGTGCGGTAACCAAGTAATTCACTATCAAGTGAAATATCACCCCATTGTAAAGCCTCTGTTGCAAAATTAGCAGCAGCGGCATGATTTAAGTCTGTGAAGTCATAGAAACTCATTATTTTTTGTCTCCTTAAAAGTTTATATTTTATTATAACAAAAAAAACCCCTCCTGTTTAGAGGGGCTTCTGTTTTATCTAACCGTATTAGATTTTTTAAGTCTTGCTGAACGTCCTTGTTGTTGTGAAATGTCATTAACGAATGCTTCATAAGAAGTTGAACCTAAGTTCAATTTAATATTAGCTGGTTGAACAGCAACCTCGTTTGATACATCAACACCAAGTTGAGATTTAACATCTGACACACCTGTTCCCAAATCAACTGTTGGACTTAGGCTCATTGCGTCCTCAATATTCGCTGCAACACCAGATACGGTTCTCATAACAGACTTATATTGATTATTCAAACCTTCGTTAAGACCACTCATGATTGACTTACCAGCTGGGATAAGCAAGCGTCTATCGTAACTGATTGGTCCCTTGTGTTTCTTTATCCAACCTGCAATACCCCCAACAAAGTTTTTAACGGCTCCCCATTTAGCTCTCAAACCACCTAAGAAACTGCCCATGATAGATGAACCAGCCCCATGTAGGCTAATTCCTGACGTACCATCTTTAACACTATCACCAGCACCTTTACCAGATTGTCTAGCCTTACCATATCCATCTTTAATACCTTGAATAAACATCTTTAATAACTTATGTCCAGAACCAAGTATCTGTCCTAGTGCATTACCAACACCATAAACGAACTTTTCAACTGCTTGAACAGCTATGGAAGTAAGCCTTGGTATTGCATCAATTATTCCCATGATGAATTTACCCAATAAATCAACTCCAGCATTGATAATTCGTCCTAAATTATCTCCAATACCATTAATGAATTTAACAACAACATCAACGGCTGCAGAAATGACACGCCCAAGATTATCAGAAACTCCCTTTAACAAGCTAACAATAAAGTTAGTACCTGCAGTGATAAATTGTGGCAATGAGTCTGTCAATGCGTTAATTATTGAAACAACCATATTAGTAAATACTGCAATTAGTGTTGGTGCATTATCTGCAACAGCATTCATTATGGCAACTAATAACTCAACAAATTTGGCTACTATTTGAGGCACATAAGTTATCAGTGATGATAGGAAACCAAGTAAAATGTTTGCAAGTCCTCCCACTATGGTAGGTACATATTCAGCAACCATTTCCAATAAGCTTGTGAACATTTGGAGGAATTGTTCCGCAATTTGTGGGACGGCTGCAATAACTTTTGCTAGAAATGTTACTACCAAAGCAGCTAATGCCGTTCCTAAAGCTGTTGATAAGGCAATAACTACATTAATATTATTTCCAAGTAATATAAGTGCTTGAACCAAAATCATTATGGCTTCGGAAGCTAACTTAATTCCTGCACCGGCTAATGAAATTGCAGTACCAATCATCAAGGCGGAAGCCCCAGCACTTAACATAGCCGCAGATAAGGCTAACATAGCTGGAATTGCAGCAGTCAATGGGGTTTTCAACATGGCAAATGTTGCCGCAAGGATAACAATTGCTCCTGTCATTGCGCCTAATGCTACAAGTCCTTTTGTACCAGTTTTAGCTAACTTAGCAATTGCAAATACCAACACACCGATACCAGCGGCTGCTACACCTATTCCAACACCAATTCCAGCGGCTTTAGCTCCCATACCAGCTAATTTACCACCAGTTTTACCTGCTAAGGGTCCAACTGTCTTAGTGGCTTTTGTGAATTTCTTTACTGTTTTCAATGGTTTCTTAAATGATGACGCTAACTTGAGTAATCCTGAACCCAATAGTGCTACCACCGCTCCTACAAGCCCTATGGCATTAATAGAACCACCAAGAGCCTTTGAAAACTTTTCCCAAATTTTCTTTCCCTTTTTAGTTTTGGTAAAGAAATAAGTTAGCGCTGCAACAATTGCTGCAATTGCTCCGACAACCAGACCTATTGGAGAGGTTATTGCAAACCATAATGCAGTGATAACAGGGGCTACAACCCCAGCAATAGTTCCAATAGCCGCCAGACCATCAACAATTATTGCTAATATACCAAGTAGTGGCGCAAGTGCTGCTATACCTACCAAAGCAAGCACGATTGCCTGCAACTTTTTACTATCCATTTTAGACATCTTATCTACCATGTCATCTAACCATTTAATGAATTTTCTCAATGGTCCATCTACCGACTTCATTAGTGCGTGGTCTAATACTTTAAATGAGTCTTGCAAATTATCAAGGGCTGCTCCCAAGTTGTTATTTGCTTTATCCGCAGCCTTTTGAGCATATCCACTGCTCTTTTTAAGTGAACCACTATACTTGTCAATCTTGCCTGCTCCAGCGTCAACTAAGTCCTGCCAAGCTGTCATTGCTCGCTGTCCAAAAATAGTTTTAGCTGTGGCTAACTTTTGTTCTTGCGTCATACCCTTTGTAGCTTCTGCATATTCACCCACAAACTTTGATAACCCAATAAAGTTACCTTGACTATCAAAGGCTGAAATACCCAATTTGTCTAAGGCTTGTTGACCTGCGCTAGTAGGTTTAGATAAATGAGAAAATACTTGTCCCATCATTGTACCCGATCGTGAGGCTCTTTGACCTTTGTTGGCTAAAATACCAGTCACAGCGGTCAAATCTTCAATACCAACACCAAGTGTTTTGGCTGGTTGAGCTGAATACTGGAATGCTGTTTGTAGATACTCTACCGAAGCTGCCGAGGTGTTGGCTGATTTAGTAAATACGTCAGATAAATGAGCTGCCGAGTAAGTACCCTTACCATATACGTTTGTGGCAACCGCTAAAAGCATTGTAGAGTCTGCCAGCTTAGCTGCTGAACCTTGTGCCAAGTTAAGCGCACTAGGCATTGTCTTGATAATCTCGGCTGTAGAATATCCTTGCTCGGCAAGTCCCTTCATACCGTCTGCCACTTCATTAATAGAGTATATACTTGATGAACCCCAGTCCATTGCGGCGTCTTCCAACTGCCCCATTTGTTTTTTATTAGCACCAGCAATAGCACCAACAATAGCCATTTGTTGGCTAAATTCTGCACTACTTTTAATTGCTTTAACAAATATTCCTCCGGCAAGAGCTGAAAGAGGGGTCATTCTAAGCGAAGTTCGCCTTAATCCATCAGACAAGGCATTAAGTTTTCCAGTAAATTGTTTACTACTTTTACCACCTGAGTCGCCCATTTTTTGAGCAGCACGGCTAACACGATTAAGTTGGTTTATTGCTTGACCAACGTCTACCCCAACTTTCATTAATATATCATTACTTGCCATTATTTGTTTCCTTTCATAGCCTCCCTGTACCTATTTGCAAAGTCCATTTTGGCTTGTTGTTTTTCGTTTAATACAGGCTCTATTGCCTCCACACCATTAAAGGCTTTTCTAATAGCTCGTTCCTTTTTATCAAAGTCGAAGAAGTCCTTATAGGTATGATATACCGACTTTCCCTTTTTATCTGTTGCTTTTGCACTTTGGTTAGCCATAGCAGCTTCGTGAACCATGTTCAACTGGTCTAATTCTCTTAGCCTAGAAGCCTCCATATAAATATCATACTCTTTGACAGTCATTGAATTTATGTCATCAATATCCTTATCATTAAAAAAACGCAAACCGTCAACCACCAATTTGTGATAAACGTTTGCGCTTTTCTCGGACTCTTTTACAGAACGTCTAGTGCGTCCCCCAAGGCCTCCTTCGACTTCTTCACTTTTTGCGAGGTTAGGTTTCCTTTTTCAATTTCTGAAGTAACTTCTTTTAACACTGACTGAAAATCAAAATCTTCATCATCAAAGTATTCGTCCCATTGAGCTTGGGAAATCTTCTTGCCACCCACTTGAGCATATTGTAATACCTTTTGTAGCGTTACAGGTGAACCTGTTAGAAGTGATGGCAATAATAAGTCTAGTCCAAAACCAAACTTCCCTTCATTGCCTTCTGAATGTTCGTCAACAGTTCGGATAAAACCAATACCGAACTTGAATGTTACATCTGTTCCCAGTACATTTAAAATCATTTCTTTTTGTCCTCCATATTATTATGTTTTTATTATAACATAAAAAAAAGTACATTGTAAATTAAATATCTACAACGCACCATTTGTATTCTATTCTAACGGTCTAGGCTCAAGATTAAGCACCTGTACTCGCATCTGCTGATAAGTCCTTAAAGGCATATTGCAAAGCTGCAATATCTTCCTTTTCCAAAGTAACAACACCTTCTTGAGGGATACCATCAATGGAAATACTGTATGATACCGTCTCATTATCATCAGAAGGGTCTTCACCACTCCATGATGTAACTTTACCTTGCATGTACTTTGCGTTGTACTTTCCTTCACCTTCTGCAGGCTTGTTAAAGTCAACTTCCCATACTTCAACAGTTCCACCACCGATAAATGCGTCATACAAAATTTTACCAGTAGGGTCATCAGAACCTAACATCTCATTTTCCAAAGTGAAGGTTGCTGTACCACGACTGTTGATAGTACCGTCCTTAGTTGACGTTGTGTTGTTGTCTGCTTCGGCAGATAATGTGTGTGTGGTTTGTAGTGCCAATCGGGCGCCTTCCATGTCGGCTTTATCTGATAAAGCACGAACATACAAGAGCTTATTGATACCTTCAATAACGTTTGCCATAATATTAATGGTCTCCTTTTACTGTTTGTAGTTTACTGTAAGGCTAATATTGCCATTCCATACCGTTTCCGAGTCAGTAGATAGTTCCTGAGTATTGATTGTCGTTGTCGTAAGGTCGACTCGATACTTTGTATTTCCTGACCTGCCAAACATATCCATAAGTTCATTATATACTAATTTTATGTTTTTAGAAAGTGTAAATCTATTTTCACTATCGTAAAACATGTCTATTGATACTGTCACAGAACCCATCAGATTATCTTTTGTATCTTGATTAAAAGTGGTAATGCTGTCCCCTATGTGGGCATACGGAAATTTACGTGGCTGTCTAGGTAGGACGTGTTCAACGGTAGAGTATTTACTTAGTATTCCATATATAAGGTCATACAATTCTTGTTCAATCATTTTTCCAATTCCTTCTTTATAATATCTTCAATCTCACGTTTCATTTGATCCGCAATACCATAAGAACCTTTTTCAACGAAACCAGCGTTATGTGCGTTGAAGTTAGCTCCGTTATTGACGTGTTCACCATAAGGTTTTCCTGAAGCGTTTCTTGTGTTGTCTATTAGCGACCGTTCAAACTTACCACTTGAAACCATTTTCAATGCTCCAGATCGAAGTCCATTTGCCGAGGCAGGGTTTTTAGCGGAAGTTATAATGTTTCGTGTGACGTTGTTTCGTATCTTATTACCGTTGGCAATAACACGACCTGAAACCTTGTTGGAAATTATTATACCCCCAAGTACTCCGTATCGTCTCTTAACATCTTCAAGACCCGAAATCTTAACCTTAATATTAATTGCCATAACTTATCACATCTCCATTTTCGTCCACTTGGTAAGTATCACCTGTATCTTTAAATACATATGAAGTCATACGAGAAGCTCTATTTTTACTTACTCTTACATAAATACTGCCTTCATAACCAACATAGCGGTAGTCGTCCAAGTCACTTTTAATTGATTTTACCAATCGTGCTGTAATCATTGAAGCGTCTGAAACACCATAATCTCTCATGGCAACTGGCGCACTCATATTGGTGACGTTTGTTGTAAACATTTTAACATAAGTATATCCACCAACTTTGTGAGTGATAGGGTCATACCCTTCTGATTTAGTAAATAATCTTAGCATTTCATTTTGTATCATTAGAAGACCATTGTAACCTTTCCTCTACTTGAACCCCCTTCTGAACCATTATCAATGGCGAAACTATTAATCTCACTCATGTAAGGGTCAAAGTCATCTTTTCTAAATACCATATTTAAACCATCTTGACTATATCCACTCATACCTTCTTGCCCCACTCTTGCATAGCGAGCCATAGAAACATTAGTAACAATATACTCAAGTTCTGCTGGTATTTTTGTTAATTTAAGACCCTTCTGTTTAGGTAAAATATTTAAAAGGCGTTGTTCTGTCAACTCCACCACAATTCCCATTTTGATTTTAGGTGTCACTTCTGGGTCTAATAAATCTGACATTTTCTCAACTGTTATTTCACTCATTGTTTTATCTCCTTGAAAGTTTCTATTTTCATTATAACAAAAAAAGGACGTGTTGCCACGTCCCCTCATTATTGCCATGCAGTTAGTTTCTTTTCAATTAATTGTTCATAGTAATCATAATCAATCTCATTAGGTACTTTAGTTATTTTATCATTAGATAACACAAAGTATTGTGGAGCGTCAGAGAAAGTAGCGTCTTTGCCTGTTATGCGTTCCTTGTAAAATTGATTACCTGCCTTACCTGCCATCACTCGATTAACCTTTTGTGGTAAAGCATTTCCTTTTTCATCAACAGTGTAACCTGTTTGTGTCTTACCTTTAAGTGATACAATCGTAAAACTTAATTGTGTTGGGGCGGCATTATGAACTGTTTCATGAACAGGTGTATTATTAACCAATCGTTCACGGATAGCTTCTTGTAGGATAGCTGGTTTAGAGTTAGCTGTTTCTGACGCAACCAAGTCTGAGCCCTTCAATTTAATCTTACCATTAGGCTTAACAGCAACATAATTATTCACATCTCGTTGAATAAACTTATCAAAGTGACCCACTTCAAGTGCCAAGTCAAAGTCCTTTTCCCATTGTTCACGTATGCTATCAAGTTGTTCGTCTGTTACCCCTTCTTTTACCTTGAAAGCAACTCCATCAGTATTTACGTTAAGAATATTAGCAACTTCATATAACCGTTTTGTTAAGTTATAAACAGCTACCTGACCTGCCACATTAACAGCAATTGCTGAATAAGGGTTGTACAAAAGAGAACCTTTAAGTCGTAACAAACCATAAACAGAATTAATGATTATCTTTTGTGCAGCTTGAATAGGGTTTCCCTCATGTTTATTTTTAACACGGTCTAAGACTAATTCTCTAAACTTTTCAGTTGCACTACCAAGTAGATTGTAGTTAAGCATAATATTCGGAAACATTGAGGTAACGTCCCATTGAATAACATTCTTTTCTTTTACTAAATCATATTCAGGTTTAGGGTGTTTGCGTAACTTACCTGTTTTAGTATATTTATTGATATGACCTCTTGCAGCATGTAAACCACCAAAACCAAAAGTATAAACAAGTCCCTCTTCCTCAACTACAAATTCTGTTGCATGTTCTTTCTTAAAGGCTTCTTTTTCTTGTTTAGTATCTAACTCAACCAATTGTGGTGATATAGTGTAAGCGTTCGTTAAAAATTCTTTCAACCCTTGTATATGGTCAACACCTTTAACTTCAGGTTTAGCAATTACACCTTCATTGATTAACTTATCATGACCCATTAAAAACTTAGCTGCAAGACTACCGTTAGAATAACGACGGCTCATATCATCACCATAGTGTTCATTCAATTGTTCCTTAGCGTCAAAGTAATTCTTGCGTGTCTTATGTAGTGAAGCTGTTGCCTCTAAATCTTTGATATTGTATAGCAATAATTCCTTAAATTCCTGACCTGTAATTTCATCTGTTGTTAGAAAATCAACATCTGACTCTTTTACTTCAAGTCCTGCTTTAGCCTCATACTTTTTAAGTGAAAAACCTTTAGGTGTTTGTTCCATAAGGTCATAACTCCACCAATCAAAAAAATATCGGGGGCGTTCATGACTCTCAATAATCTCTTTTGATTTATTAAAGGTTAAATTTACTGGCTCATGCGTTAAAATATCATCTACCAAGTAGTCATCATAACCATGATTATTAAAACCAATTAACCCATTATGTTTTATTCTCACATTCTTATCTGTGTTAATCATTAACGTCACTTCGTGACCCAACAATTTTAAGTGCCATACACCTTTTTTGCCACCTTCCCAGTTAGCAACAGTGACAATTTTTCCCTCAGTTGTCATGAATGACGCAAAGTTTAATCTAGGCAATACTTCAATATCATAATACATCTATCTTTCCTCCGTGGTTACAGAATACCATTATATAATATTTTTTGTCAATAAAAAAACCACTCTCAATGAGAATGGTTTGGAGGATTAATTAATTATAACACATTATTCGGCTGGTGGTGCAGCTTCTGGTGTTACTGTTACAGTAGGGGACTTAGGTGACTCACCTACACCATTGGTAATGGTTGCTTGAAGTGAGTATTCTGTGCCATTAGTTAGGTCAGAAATTACACCTGCGTACCCGGGCGTAAGAGTCTTTGTCTTAGTCGTTGCACCATCTGTGTAGTAGATAGTACCTGTTTTTCCTGCTGAACCCTCGTCTTCACCTGCAACAATCTTAACGGAAATCTTACCGTCACCTGCCGTTGCTTGAAGTGTTGGGGCTGCTGGGATAACGTCTACGCTACTCGGCTGTACTCGCAAATTGAAACAATGCCTTCTTGTTGTCGTCCAAGATGAATGTTCCACCCTTTGAGGCTGATTGCAAACGGACACCATCAAAGTTCTCATTGACTGACAAAGTACGAGTTACTTGATGACCGATAAATGGCAGAACAGTTCCATCAGGTACAACGTCAATTGCAACACCTTCACCTAAGTACTTTGAAGCTGTCTTTTCAATCTTGATACCCATGTATTCAACAACTGTACCTGCGTCAATATCGGCTGCTGAATGCTTCTCGATAGTTGTTGCAGGGTCTTTTACAATAATGTTGTAAACAACAGGTGATACGTAAGCCGTTACAACTTCTGCGTCAACATCAATTTCTGCTAACTTTACAGAAATATCATCAAAGGCTGCTGCTACTCCAGCTGCGTCTAATGAGGCAAGTGCTGACTTGTTAGCTGCTGGCGTTGCTGCTGAAATATAAGCTCCTGCCTTAGCGTTTGCACGCTTAACTTGGGCTTCAAGTTGTAACTTCAAACGGTCGGCAATAGCATTTGACATGTCTTCATTGACAGTAAAGTTATCCAACTTTTCGTTGATTGCCAAAGTGTAGTCATAAGGTACATCTTGGTCTTCGTAGATAACTTCAGTTTCTGCTCCAAATCGTGAAGTAGCCCCTGAACCACCGTCAACTGATGTATCATACTTGTCATGAACAACAACTGGTTGGTTGTTAGTCTTAACAGAGAACATCTTTGTGTTGTTCTTAACACCGTCTAATGTTTGCAATGGTGCCATTGCTCGTGAGAAAGCTGTGTTTACTTGGAAAATAGTTTGGAACATTCCCAAGTATTCTGGAGCATAGTAGCGTACTGCTTGGTTTTGATTAGTAATTGCCATGGTTTATGGTCTCCCTTATTTTAATTATTAGTGTTTACGATACTTTGGGTCATTAGCAAATACATCTTTGAATGGGTTATGTTCAAGGTTTCCATCACCAGCCTTAGGCGTTTCTGTCTTGAGTTGGTCTTTAATTCCTTGGCTAACCTGTTCTTTTAATGTTGCTCCCAATGATTTAATAGTTGTGTTAATTGCCTCTGCGTCCCCCAGTCCCACAAGGCTTTCGGCAAGGTCAGAAGGCAAGTTATTGTCTGAAAGTACAGCTCGTGTACTTGCGACCAATTCACTCTTCTTAATCTTTGCCTCTCGCTCATCAAGTTCTTTGGCTCGTTTGTCTGCCTCTTCTTTTTGCTTGTCATCATCTGACATTTGCTCCAAACGCTTTGCCTCTGAAAGTGCTTCTTTTACTGCTTTTTGCACTTCCTCTTGCGATTGCTTTTTGAACTTTTCTTGTGCTTGGGTTACTCGTCGGTCTGCCTCTTTTTGGGCAAAGTCCTTAAGTTCCTCTTCGGTATATGTCTTTTGGTCTTGCGCTTGACTATCCTCTTCATTACCTTGAGGTACTGTTTGTCCTTCGTTATCCATTTCTTTTTCCTCCTGTTTTTTAGTCCCAAACAGTTGCATTGCTGCCCCTATCCGTTACTCAATATAAATATTATAGCACAAAAAAAGAACCGTGAAAACACGGCTCATTATTTTTTTAGTTTTAACTAAACTACTTGTTTAGTCTAAATGAACAACGGCAATTAACATGTTTTGGGAAATTATCTCTCAATGTACTAATTGGAAATGTTTGACCATCAAGTGGTACACAATCAGGGCAGGCAAGTGGGTTAGCAATAAATGTCCAACTAGAATATCCTGTTGTGTCAATTAGCGTCATACGATAAGCTCGCTCGGTTATCATTAATGATTTCTCTTTACGATAATATCTATCCAATTCTTTAGCTGCTCGTTGTTTAAACAAAGCGTAAGCAATGCCACCGAACAATACGGCATAAAGTACAGCGTTAATATCTCTATCATACTGTGCCATGTGTTTTGTTTCTCGGTCAGTCCAAACTTCACCTTGAAATTCTGCATTGACCTCATCTTCATTCATAAGTGCCAATCTTTCGGATATGACGTCTCTGAAACGCATTGAGAGGTCTTTTTCAAGTTGCTTAATGTATGATTGTACCACATCTTTCACTGTACGACCTTTTACGTTGAACATTTCTTTGTCTGACTTTGAAACAACCTTACTTGTGTCTTTTATTGTGAACTTACCGTTAGTGCCATAATTTAAGTAAAGATATGAGATAAAACTATTCAGTTTGGCGTTGTGGTTCGATTGAAGTTTCCTCAACTTCGCCTCGTACTTCTTGTCCACTCTCATCAAGCTCATCTGGTAATTCGTAGCCTGTGTCCCCATTATCGTTCTCCAATCGTGTTAATTCCTCATCAGTATCAAACCCAAGTACACCTGATAACAAATCAAGTTGTGTCTCTCGTGAGATAGTGCCTGACAATTGTACAACACGGTTTACAGTTGAGTCCATATCCTGTGGTAGGTTATCAGTAAACTTAATTGCTAACTTCTTAACATTCCATGTTTTTGGTACTTGGTTTCCCAAATCAGGTTGCAAATCAATAGGCATTCCTGCACCACCGACACCATCTTCACCGACCATTAACTTACTTAAAATTGTATAACGTTCCTGTAAACCACGAGCAAAGTTACGGCGCTTAATTTCTGCCATTTCAACAGTTCCCAATAACTTATATTGCATAGCAACACCCGAAACATTATTAGCAAAATCAGAGTCAGTGTATTGTGGTGTCTTTGAGAATTTATGAATATCGGTAGCCAAACGTTTCTTATAGGCTTCGGCACTAACAGAGTCCATACTCTTGGTTAGATACTGTGCGCCAACATTTGTTTGACGACCTTCAATATCCTTACCTGACTGTAAGCTAAGCATGTTCATGTCTAGCATGTCTTGCATTTTCTCTTCGTCCATATCCAAATTCTCAATATCACCACTTATCAAAAGCAAAGCGTCATTGAAATCTTGCATATAGTTGGCTGTATCAGACTCGGCAGCGTCATATAAATCAATTAAAGGGATAACCTTTTCATAATCACCAAAGCGGTCATCATTATTCTGATATTCAAATACAGGGATAATACCCATAGGGTTAGATTTAACTTCAACATCATTCAACTTATCCATTTGAGTAGTTGAGGTTGCTGTAATTAAATTCTTATCTGTATAAATTTCATAATAATACGTAATCTTGGCACTTGCGCCATAAGTAGTTACTGCATTAATACGCACACTAGCTAGTGACTTAGGCACAAGGTCTGTTGAATAAATAACAAACGAGTTCTTAGGGTCTAAACGAACAAAGTGATAATTCTCATCTTCGCCATAATAAACCTCTTCTACAGCCCGTCCATATTTTGATGAGTCCAAGAATAATTTATAATTCAAAGTATCGGTCTCATTATATTTATCAATACCCTGTATAATAGGATCTAAATTATCCGAGTCCTCTTTAAATGATAGGGTAACCGGTTTACCCACTGAATAAGCCGTTTGGAAATCGGCAATATATTCTGCAAAGGGGTGAGCAGCTCGATTATCTGCTTTATTTTTATCACGTCTCCGTGACTCACCTGTGATTGTGTCATTTTGTCCGTTGTAATAAGCGTCTAACTTTTCTAATCGGGGTAGTTTTTCATTTACGAAGTCCGAGATAATGTTTAATAATGCCTTTTGGTTGTCAGCCATTAAAGAGTCAACATCTATTGCTCGGTAAATATCATTACTCATTGATTTTCTCCATTCTTTATTCTGTTTTAATTGTATCAAAAAAACCCCCCTTATGGGAGGTTAATGTTACAACTTCTTTTTCTCATCAGCGATATACTTTGAAATTATGTCAGGAATAGGTACTCCCAATGCTACTAAATTCTCAAGCACTGAACCTGCAGCAGTGATATTAAACCCTACTACAAATAATGAATATACATTACTTAATTGCTCAAAACCGTTCAAAGGGAATAACATTACTAGCACTAACACCATGATAATACGTTTTACCCAACCTGACGTATCAATTGATGAATTGTACTTCTTACCAATAATAGCCTTTCCGTATCCTGTTACCACATCAATAAATGTTAGTCCCATAAATGCGTCAAAACCAAAGTCATTAATCACGTCCCTTGTTGCTAAAATTAAGTCAACCATGTTCTACTCCTAAAATATTTTGTACTTCCATTATAACCCAGACTTTTTAAGTCTGTCTAGGACGTTTGTACTACTAAATGTACCTTCTGATTTAACCTTCTTACCCATAAATGGTAATAGCGTGTATCGTAGGGGGTCAATGATGTGGTTGTTGGCGTCAATTGGCTCATTTAACATGTTATCGTCTTGGTCTTTCTTATATGAATACAAATTAAACTCTTCGATTGTATGTTCAAGCTCATGGTGAATAACATAATTATAATCTTTCATGTACTGTACACCAGAAGCAACAGACCCCTTACCTTTAACGGTAGCATACATATTTTTAGCACCCATTTCACGCAGTTCTGCAATTAAACGTTTCTCGGCACTATCTGCCATGATTGTATCGTTTATAACACCCATATCTATTTGACCTTGGTGTATATCTCTTGTACGAGCATGTAGTACGTACCATTCTTGTGTAATATACACAATATGTTTCACTTGGTCTAACCATGCCACAACAATTGTACTTGCGTCCTGCTCAAACCCAAAGTCTTGTCCGACTAACTTAGTTAGTCCTGTTTTATCTAAGTTAGATAAATCTCTCACTTCAAATAAGTGTTCAAAGACAAGTCCATCTGCAATACCAAATTCACCATCAAGTGTTACCATAGCACGTCTTGGGTCACGTTCTCGGATAGACTCCATACGGTCAATAACCTTTTGCGAGATAAACTCATTAGCTCGATAAGTCGTTGTGTAGGCTTCCGAGTCAGGCAAAGGGTTGTCCCAAAAGTTCTCTTTTAGCCATCCCCCATGCCAAGGGTTAAAAGTGATAACGAATTGTTGAAAGAAACCTTCTGCGTCAACTTCTGAACGAATAGACTCGGCAATGGTTTGTACTTTATCAAAAGTCTCCACCTCGTAAGCCTCATCTAGCCATACCCATGACAATACACCGTTAGCAACAGTCATTGAAGTGTTCTTTAGAGGGCTATCAAGTCCTGAAAAGATGATTTGTTGTCCTGTTGGTTTATATGTAATACGAGGTAGCGTCTCATTATAGTCAAATAAATGCTGTACCCCTAGTCTGTTAATAGCCCATTTAAGTTGCGCATAGGTTGAGTTACGATTGGTTTTACCATAACGTCTCATGACTAAAAGGTTTCCCCACGGATATTGCATGATTAAATATATCCAACGTAATGCCATTGTTGTTGATTTCTTACTAGCACGTGAACCTTTGACTACCAACCAGAATGAACGGCTGTTCCATATTTTGTTATAGCCTTTGCCAATAACTTCTTGTAAATTAATTTCTTTTTTATCTCTTGATTTGCGTCTACGCATAAAAAGTCCCTCCGATACTTATAAATTATAGCATAAAAAAACACCCTCATGAAGAGGGTGGAGAAAAGAGGTAAAGGCTAAAGGGAGGAATTGCACCCCCATCCATAAGGTCTTCACTTAGCCATATTGGTGTAGTTATTAGTCTGCTGGCACACCATTACCAACTGTGGTAAATTATACAACATTATTGACCACGAAACCTATGGCTAGTAGGGTCGAAAGAAAGGGTACCGTGATTAATCAATATAGTTATTATAACAGAAAAAAAACACCTCGTAAAGAGGTGTCTTAATATTAGATAGCGTCATCTTCATCAGGGTTTGAAATATTGTTATTAATAACAATTTGTTCACCACCACCAACGTCTTCGTCAAGGTAACGCTTTGCCATGTAATCACGGTCTTTGACACCGGTCAAAGTCAACGAGAAGGCTAGTCTTGCACGAAGTACCTTGTACATACTGTCTTCGGTCAACATATCAACAGCGTCATTAACAGCGTCCATAAATGTTCGGTTACGCAACATCTTACTTTGTTCTGTACGCGTAATACCTGCCTCTTCTCGAATGTCCTTATCGGTCTTCATATATACATCATCACCAATCATGACAAAGAATAAGGCACGTTGCTCATCAGTCAACGTTTCAACATACTCCCAAATCTCATCTAAATCTTCCATTACTACAACTCCTTCTTAGGATAGGACTTATCCCTATCCGTATTAGTGTAAGCATATTTGTTGGTATTCTTAACCTCTTTATCTGCTACTTCGGGTACAAAAGGCTTTTGTAGTTGAGGTGATTTCTTCTCTCGATACTTGATGTATAACTTCTCATCAAAGTCTTTACCGTCAACCAAAGTCTGAAAGACTGCCTCCTCAACCGTTTCCCTCGTTATCATCACATAATAATTTGGGGCATACTTTTGACCAATACGGTCTGTACGCTTTTTAGCTTGGTAATAAGTAATGTGACTATTAGGCAAACTATAAAATATTGTATGATGTGCTTTTGTAAAAATATTTAACCCGGTTGAGCCACTGGCATAATTAACTAGAATAACGGCATTGTCTTTGGTCTCAAAGTTATCAGTATCTTTTTTATGACCGTTGTACTCTGACATAGGGCGTTTAATATCTTTCAACATATCCTTAAGTACTTTAAGCTCCGAATTGTAATTATAAAAAATAATTACTCTATCATTACCAATCTCTTCCTCTATTAACATTTTAACATATTCTAGCCGACCTTTATATAGCAAGTCGTCTGCAAACACGCCTGTGGCTGCCTTACGTTCTGCTAGATACAGTTTACCCGATTGGTCATAAATATGTGTCTCCCCTGCTTTATCGGTATAGACACGATTTTTGACAAGTTTCTGATATTTATGGTTAAGTGCGTTCTCACCTGTATCGACCTTGCGAGTAATAGGGTGGTAGTGGTCATAAGCATTAGTATGATAAGCACTGATATTATTGATAATATTATCCAGCTCATCAGTATTTTTATAACCCACAATTTGAGGCACTTTGAAGCCACCCATCTCCATCATAACTATTTTAGCGTACCGATTGAGCCAGTGTTTCTTACTTACTCGTTGCCAAGGTAAGTAGCCAGCTATACGAAGTTGTGCAAAGTAGTCAATGTAGCCTTTTGCTTGAGGTGTTGCTGTCAGTAGCACTTGGTCTCGTGCTTGCTTTGTCAGCTTGTACACCCCACGGCTCATCTTGCTGGTACTGTTTTTAACTTTATGACTCTCGTCAATAATGACAAAAGTGTCCTCGTCCACCCATTTAAGTAGTTGTGGTATGCGCGCCACACTCTCATAACTTACCACGGCACTTTTAATGGTGTCACCTTTAGCCACCAGTTTATCGTTGCCCTTCTTACCTTTTAAAGTCTCCGAAGTGTCTCGAGTCATCTCCCAGTCATAAGAATAGGCAAAGGTCATGATGTCTTCTTGCCACTCTTTGACTTTGGGGGCCAAACAAATAACTAATAATTTAGGACACCATGTGAGCTGCGCTCTCCGAAGTGCCGTGAATGTTTTACCTGTTCCAGCGTCCATTAGTAACATTTTCTTTTTCGTGTCATGAGCTATCTTCTCTTGATAGTCAAACAATTTAATTCTTTTATCAAACATTATGTATTTACCTCTAATTATATAATATAAAAAACTAAAATAGGGCGACAAGTAGAATTATCATAGTGTCTCCTGTTGCCACATTGTGCCATCTTTAGTGATTTGCACTTGGTTACTTGGGTCATAAGATAGTGTCCAAAGTGTTTGGCCCATGTAACATGATAGCACATACGCTATCGGCATTGGCTGCTCAAAGTGAAGTGATTTCTCTTTAATCGTAGCATGTGTTTCTTTGTCAAGTATCTTAACATGAATATGCATATTATTGTCCTCCGTAAATTATTTTACCATAGGTTAGGTGGTTTTTTAAAGTGGGTGTTGGTTAAGTCACACTTCAGGTGGCGAAGCCACACCTGTTAGGGCTATTATGTGATTGTATATAATATGATGATGATTGTATATGATTTGAAAAACACGAACAATTTACAACATTATATAATTATTCGACCGATTTTGAGCCTTTTCTCAAAAAACGTGCATTTCTTGCATGTTTTACGAGATTTTCGAAATCGCTAGAGCCACTGGTACCAAGGGGTACAGCGTTTTTTTTCGATTTGTAACGAAATTTTTTCGCTTATATATTTTAATATATATATAATACTACTACGAGAAGGGGGGTATGTATGTATATGTATTTATGTATATGTATGAAATTTGCCCGAACAAAAAAAAGTGATTTGGTGTTATCCAAATTTTAGGGGCACTATTCTGCGGTACCCCCTATATACTCACACACGCGCGCGCTTTTGTGCATGCGGGTACGTGCAGGCGTACGTGCGCATGTCTAGCATGTAAGTAAATAAATGTCAAGGATTAAATTTTTAGATCTGACTAAAAATATTTTTAGGTAAATTAAAGGGGATGCATAAAATTATTTTACATTTATAAATAAAAAATGTTTAGGCTAGACTAAAATATTAAGGGTTGCAATTAGATATACTATGCTGTAATATTGGTTATGTTGAAAGGCGCAAGACATTTAATAAATTATAGATGTAAAGTAATATTACTTGACACTAAACATTTTAATTTAATGCTTGCAATTAGAAACAATATGCTGTATCATTATAGGTGTTAAAGATATTAAGCGTTTATCTGATAAGCATGTTAGGTAAGCTGACACGAATGTAACACTATCCAACTCCTGAACTATATGAAAGAGGTATATCATGAACAACTATAAAGCATTATTATACACGGGATCAACTGACACGGAGGCATACAAGCACCACCTATTTGCGGTGGTTGGAGCTATCATGCTCCCTGACTTGGTTTACTTACCAAACCCCACAACAATGCAGAACCCTCATACATTAGATGAGGTTAAGCAAGCGACTGAAAAACTTACGGCAGCACGTACCGACGGGAATGGCGTGGTTGAGTGGGTTGAGGTCAAGAGTTATGCAGCGTTTAAACGTGAGTGGTTAAACATTGTTGGTCGTGAATTTAAGTAACATTTAAACCAGTAGCACGGCTTGCAAGGTAAAGCCTACTGGTTATAACTAACAGGAATAACCTTGTTAGTATCACACAGAAAAAAGAGGTATATTATTATGAATAAAGTTATGGATAAAATTGCAAAAAACAAGCGTACAGTATCACAACCTATATTGCACGGTACTCATATCACACCAACTAAAATTGAGGTGTGTGACCGTCACGTTGCAATCGTGGAAACATTTAAGCAACCAATCGACACAATGAGCGGTGAACTGGTACTAAGTCCTGAGGGGTTGCCAGTGGCTGGACATTATCCTGATATAGAACGCCTTATCCCTGAAAGCTCATACGCTGACTTAATTGTAAACGGTCAAGACTTGTTAAATATTCTTAAAATTAAAAAGGGTGCTGAAAAGGCAAAGCTATACACGGACGACAACGACACGTTGCGCATTAAGTTTGACTATGAGGAAGACAGTTTCAAGATTGGTGAAACAATGAGAGAATTTAAAGAGACTCACTTCAACCCCGCTTACTTGTTACTTATGGTTGAAGAGGTCAAGGAAACACAAGGGCGTATGTTTAAAGACAAGACCTTTAACATTGCATGGAATACACCAAATGAACCTATGATTATGAGATGCGAGAATGAGGACGTTGACGTTAAAATGATTGTTACACCATTGCGTCAATTCTAATAACAAGGGGGGTAGCCCCCACTAACGAGCGCCTTAAATGCTAGGGCGTTGATTAGTGGATATTATCCACAAAAACAGAAACGAGGGTTTTTATAATGAAATACACAACCTATAATAAGGGCTTTGGACTAATCAACGACTATGTGGAGTTATGCAAGAAAAAGTATAACACTACACCTGAAATCACGTTTGGTGAAATAAAGCCAGTCCGTTTTAATGATATGGAGGGTCAAGTGGTGGAGTTTACAGTAAACATTAAGAAGTTTACTGTACCAAATAAACCAAACCGTTATATCAAGGGACACCGGTTTATTATTGAAACTAACACTACTTACATGCCCGACGGCTACGAAACGTTGAGTGAGTGGCACGATTTACTAAATTACACGCTAGAATTTATGTAACATAAAAAGCACAACAAAAGGAGAGTGAACACATGAGAGAAGCATTTAAACAGTTATATGACAACAAAGTCAAGGATAACACGCAAGAGGTAACACCCGAAATGGCGGCTGTCTACAAGATATATCAAGAGACAACAACCGAAGACGAGTTTTTTCGAGAAGTAAGTAAGTACCAACGAAAACAAGGGGGCTAGTCCCCACTATTGAGACGGTTAAACCTTAACCGTTTGAATAGTGGCTATAAGTCATAAAAGAAAAGAGGATATATAACTATGTTAAAACTAACACTTAACACAACATTAACTGAAAGCACGTTGCAAGAGTATAGCAAGCAAGGCTATGACGTGGTATGGTTTACCAATTATAACGGTGGGGCGTCATTAAATGCACTAACCGTGGATGAAGACCCTACTGACTTACAAGCTATTAAGGTTGGTTTGACTAACCAAGACTTTGAGAACTTTGCCGTGGATATTGATACATTACAACAAGCACTAAACACCAACGAGCCTATCACGGTCATCAGTGTAACTGACAACATTGCCACAATTGACGGTAGCAAGTCGTTGGACGTATACCGCGACAACTATTAAATAAAGCGCCTTATAGTTCCCACTGCAAGGTAAGTGGTATAAGGCTTATAACAAGCATACGGCTTGTTAAAAAAAGAAAAGGGGATAATATCATGAGAATTAAAACGGTAGTCGTTACCGCTGCGACCCTTATGAGCGTTGGTTATATCCAAGTATCAGGAAACACGGAAACAAGGTCACACCTAACCTATGAGGAGATTACCAAAACCTATGGTTGGCACAACCTGTATCACGACCGAGCTTATTATGACGTGCAGCAAGGCGACACTTTAAGTAGTATCTCGTTTGAGTATGGTGTAAGCGTGAGTGAGCTAGCAAGGGTCAACCATATTAAAGATATTAATTACATTCAAGTGGGACAACGCTTGACATTTAAAGGGGTAAATTATGAAAAAAGCATGGAGTAGTTTTAACAGGGCGTTCGTATTGTATTCACCATTTATGGTATTGTTGGCAGGAGCTATGTTGTTTCAACCACTTTGGGTTATTCTGTTATATATGGTAATGTTGGAGATTGGATATTTTATTATAAGCGTGGTATTATGGTTAATATTAGATGCAATCGCTAAATATTGGAGGTAAAGGGATGTTATTCTGGTTAATATTAGGTTTTATCGTGTTGGGTGTTATTGGCAAAACCATTCAAGTGTTTGATGAAGAGTACGCAAGGGCTATTATTAAGCAACGTCAGTTAGTCAAGATGAAAAAAGAGGCATACAATAATAAACCTGACGAGGGGCAAGTTGGTAACACGGTTACACCAACAATAAGCAAGGCTGATAAGCGTATGGAGCGTGAGCGTACATCAACTGCTAAAGATAAGTTATGGTTAGATGAGGTGGTGGGCTTGCTATTGTTTGAACCAAGTATCGAAACTGTAACTGACCCCGCAAAAGATGACCATAACCAGTGGTTTATCACGGTTAGCTACACCAATGGAGACACGATAACACAATATAAAGAGAACATGACACCACATGAGATAGTAGAGGAGATTAAATAATGCAAACGGTTATAGACATATTGGTGATTTTGCTAAGCATTGTGTTGATTGTCGAACTTGTTATTTTTATATTAGAGAGGATATTTTAATGGTAGCAATTATAGTTTCAACATTGATTTTATTAGATATAGCGGCAGTTGTTTCCATTATTATGGACAAATTGGGGAGAATAGATGATAGACTTAATAAGTGAGGTTGCGCCCTTATTTGCGGGAATGTTTATAATAGCATTTTTCATAATATCACTAATGGTGGTATTGAAAGTAATATTTTATTTATTGGATAGGTGGTTTTAATAATGAGTGGTATTAATTATAATTTTCATAAGCAAGAGTCAAGTACACTAGGCAAATATGTGGATAGTGACGGCACGGTCAAGAGAGACACTGACACGAGGTTATTCAACCCTAATAAGAGCATTACATTAAAATTTAATGAGAGACACAAACATTATGAAGAGCAGAAGAGGCGTTACCGTATGTATCGTAAGCAAGGTATGAGTAATGGTGAGATTAGAAAACAACCTGATATAGATAAATATTCTATTGGGCGCATTATACTTGAATTAGGTACTGGTGAGCATTAAAAATAACCCTATCCAAACGGATAGGGCTTTTTATTTATCCACGTAATACTTGTAAGCGACCAATCTCGCTATCAGTATCGAATAGATATATATTCACTTTATTATACTTACCGTCAACAAACCCATTAGCAAGCTCATAGTCTGACCTTTGGTGTACCGCTGGTACACGCTTAATCTCTACACCGTCTAAATGCTCCATAGCGCCATGCAAATGACCTGTCCACCAAATAGGCTGGGTACCATGTTCAAGGGCGTGAGATAGCACGTGAGGCATGTCTGTGCTCATTACCTTTAAATAGTCCTTCTCCTTGATTTTGTTTTTGTTAGTACCTGCGCCATGATAAGCAACCATTGCAAGATTTCCAAGTGTGAAACTAATCACTTCCTGCACCCCTAGACCTTTAATCTCAATATTAGAAACAGTCGAGAATGCTGTTAGGACGGCATTTGTAATACCCAAGTCGTGGTTTCCTGCTACTGATATAAAATTGATTTCATTCACAAGCGGACTGATTGTATCAACCAAGGTCATCAACCAAGTGCTGAAATCACTTACCATTTTAGTTGTGTCAAAGTTAGGTTGCACGTAAGTACCTGATGAGGTGTGACCATTTCCTTCATGATGTAACACGTCTCCACCTAATATAACGATCAACTTGGCAACGTCATGGGCATTTAATACTTGTACAATATTTTGGATCATATCTTGATAAGCACTAGGGTCAACAAAACCAAAGTGCAAATCATATAAAGGCAATACGGCATTCACACTACCCGGTTCATCTTTGGTATATACAGGTGTGATGTAATTGCTAAACACCTCGTTTAATTTATCCAAGTCCAAACCACTGACTGCTTTTGGCTCGGCTGTTACTCTCATTGAAAGTTTGCCATCATAACTATTTATGTATGTTTTACTCAACTCAAATTTGTCAGGGTCAAAGCCTGCAAGGCGTAACATATCTTCTGGGGTTTTATCGTGAAGACCAATGACACGTTCTGGGTCAAGTTCCACTACCTCTTCAATCTCGCCTGTGGGCGTTTCTTTAAGTCTTTTGTGCATTTTATACACGTTGGAGCTGGCACGGCATGAGCGTATCTCTTGTAGCTGTTCCGCTGTTAAATGGTTACGTGTTATTTTTCTTAACGTTTCACCACTATGTTCATAGTTTATTTCATGGGCTACTTCCTCCCAAGTCATAGACTTTGCTAACTCAAATACCTGTTGATAATTCATTTTATTTACTTGTCTCCCTTAATTCAATAACTCCATTATATAATAAAAAACAACCGTTTGCACGGTTGTCTCGTAATTAATCTGCCTCTGATTGCATGACCCCTAAATCGTGGTGGCTAGTCCATTGTGTTACTGCCTCAATGTAACCACCTTCAACCAAGTTAAGCGGAAAACACGCTCGCTCGTAACTCATAAAAGGTATATCAATTTGATTATGTTTGTAATCTTTGGCTATATAAAATGTATCGTATGATAGAGGCTCGGTCACTCTCTCCCACTTGGCTGCTTCAAGCATGAACCACTGGCTATCTTCATTCCTGAATATCCTCGCTACACCAGCAGCGTCATCTTCGGAATATATCCTCATACCATCAAAATGCTTGATAGGGTGATAAGGTGTAAAAAAAATCATTTTGTCTTACCCTCATACTTGAAATGGTGGTGAGGGTTAATAACTTTTAATTCTCTCATACGTCGGTCAATAAAGTGTAATGCTCGTTCAACATCTTCAACTGAATAATCGACAATGGAAATACCACCAGCATTATTAATCTTTTTGTTCCACGCTTTTTGAATTTCTGATGGATAATTACCCTTGACCTTATGTTCAAGTCCTAAAAATACACCTTTATAAATAACTGTCATGTCAGGAAAGCCTGCACTTGAATACATAGTCGCTTGGTTTTTATAAACAATACCACCCCGACTTTCAACATACTTCTTTACTTTTTCTTGCAATTTACCTTCTGGTGTACTCATTTTCAAGTTCCTCCAAGTCAAAATCATTGACCTTAATTTTTGTAATTACACGTTCGCCTGTTTTAGTAAGTGGTTGGTGAGTAGGATAGGCAACCAAACCTTCAAAGTAGAATTTCTTTTTAAGGCAATTTTTCCAAATCTCGACAAAATTAGTCATAACATTGTCCCAACCATGAATAGTATAGTGCATAACTGTACTCATGTTCAAGTCTTCAGCAATCTTTACGACACCTTCTGGACTTACCCAAACGTCATTTACCAAAATATCAAACACTTTAAATTGTGTTTCACCCAACTTATAAGGGTTGCCTTGAATTTTAGTACCAATCACTTCACCAAAAATAGTAACCTTTTTAGTCCCAAACAACTCGTCAAACATAAAGTTACCATTATCCATTTGTGAGGCAATCAAATCACCTTGTAAGTCTAATTGACCACCTTGTAATTCTGTTTTATCGTTGCGACCTTTCACCTCGATTGAGTAGCCGTCCCAAATAATACGAGTATTTATACCATCTAATTTTTCTGATACTGTCCACGCCATATCATCAGTCATGTAAGGTTTAATATCTCGCTTTGGCTTATTAATATCAACTAATTTTGAGTGTTCACCACGTTCATAAGGTGCGTAAAACTTTGGGTATACTTCAATCATTATAATTCCCCCAAATTAAAAATTCTGTATGCTTCGCCATGATAGGCACTTAGCAATTGTTGCAAATCATAACCAAAAGTTACAAACGTTGGTAGACCGTATCGGTCAATCTTTTTTTCATTAACTACTGCATACAACTTCTTAGGTTTGCTTTCCACAAAATAATATTCATCAATCTCGTCCAATTGAGCATTTATTTTCACATCATTAGCTACCAATACCATCATATTATCATCAGGTTTAATACCAATCATGCTAGTATTGTTATAAACAAACTCATCACCATTAATCTTCTTTACAACTAAGTCCATTATTTACCTCCAAGTAGTTCTGGGTTCTCGTGTATATTGCCTTTTACTTCCATTTCTGAAACAACATAATAACTATCTGACTCCTCTATCCACACATGGGGGTCCCACACATTTTTTACTAGATATTTGTCGTCCTGTATACAACCTTGAATAGTTGCTTCAATAATATCACCTACATATATATCCTTACCATTTTTATCAGTCAGACCTGTGTATTGTTCTAACTCGTATTTTTCTGGTGACATATCATGGAATGAAATAACATTATTACCATATTTATATCCAGCTCCAAAATTATTATCTTTAAACGGCTTATACCAAGCTCTAAATTTAATATCTTGCATTATTCTTTAACCTCAATAAGTTCCCTAACTTCTTGGTGAGCATTAGCCCAGCTTTCGGCAATCTGACAAATTATCAATAATCCAATTGGGGTCTTTTTTGACCATTTCATCAGCTTTTTTATTTAGTAATATGTCAAAAAACTCATGGTCTTCTTTAATAACATCTGGGTTTCTGTCAGTTAATGTTCGCTGTCCTTTTGTCAAATCATAACCATAAACATAAATATGGAGTTTCCGTTTACCGTTGGGTAAATTTTCAATTTCACTATGGTAAGCTTTTTTATTTTTTCTCTCTTGTTGCCCATTCGCCACGATATATGCTTTGTTTGTCATGTTATACCTCAACAATTTCCATGCCTGAAATCAAAAACTTACTTGCCTCTTCCCTAGTTTCAAAATGAGTTGCCTCTTGCAACTTAAATTGGTCAACCTGAATATAAGGAACACTTGTTAATTGTTCCCCAAGTCGAAGATAAGAGTAATCACCAATCTCATCAGGGTCAATACTTCTAATAATATATTGCTCTGTTGTGATTAGTGTACGATTGCCCTCGATATAATCTACTAACAATTTAATTCTTTCAGTTGGGTCTTCTTTTAACCATTTTTTGACAACGGGTTGATAAAATGAAAAATCATATAAGAACTCAAACTCGTTTTTATAATGTTCGACATATTCTTTTATATTTTCCATAATTTCTTTTGATACCTTAACAGGTTCTGGCTCTGTACGACCGTCAAATACAATGTCATGTGTCAAGAAAGGTGTTGTGATAGATACCTTATCGTTTTTAACATTCAATCCATAGGGGAAAGATGTCCCATCATGACTCACCATGTATGACATTAAAGGCTCTTCATCTGCCCACTTTAAACCCTTTTTGTCTAAGTTACGCAATACATCTTGTTCCTGATATTTATTAGCAATAATATATGATTTAATCATTAGTTTATCCTTCTTCCATCTTTGTCAAACGATACCAATACATCATTTAAATCGAACAACCCCGAGTTCATTAAGCGATTGAACAACAGGTAACTGTAATTTGAGAACCCTGCTCCATGCTCCCTGATACCTACTACTTGTTCAGTTGTTAGTCCTGTAAGCATTACCAATTCTGATGTGGTTTTATACTTGGCAGCATGTCGTACTGCCTCTTCCAGTTTCTCTGGAAATATACGGTATGTAACTGCCTCTTCTGGTAAGTTAGCATTTTTTGCCATATCCCTTTCCTCCTTTTCGATATAACCATTATATAATGGTTGTTATTTGATTGTCAACAAAAAAACCAACAAACTTAATTGTTGGTAGAAAATTTATTATCGTTTCCAAAAATGGGTCTTTCCATAAATTGCTGTAAATGTATACATTAGAACTGATACTAACATAGCAAGTGAAGCTGGTGATAGACCTTGTTGCAAGGCATTAAACCAAAGCAGAACGTTCAAAGCGTCCGAAGCCAACCAAAGTGAGTAGCTATCACCATATCCAAGGAACACGTATAGACTTGCTGTTGCTCCAACAATTAAGATTGCCGAGTCCCAAAGGGGTTGTGTATCACCTAAGTAACTGTATAACATTGTCACGAAAGGCAAAGCAACCAACATAGCAATAACCGTAAGTACCCAACCTCGAACCTTTAGGAACTTAACACCGTTCTTAACTTTGTTACCCCAAGTCTTCCAAGTCATGATTAGTGGAATATCAATAAAGGCAACGAACACTAACTGGTCGACAACAGAAGCATAATGTCCTGCACCCCAATTTACATAAATAAAGCCTAATGCACTAATTAAACCTAAAATACCATTGACAGGCAACCCACTCATCATTGATGTCGTGCATAACAACCCAACAACAGTAGCCACAAAGGCAATAAGGCTTGTTGCTGTAACATTACCTTGTCCTAACATCAACCCAAGTTGGAAAGCTAAACCAAATAACCAAATCATCCAACCTGCTACACCTTGCTTTGATAGTTGAGAACCAACCCACTTAATATAATTAAACATGTACACATTTCTCCAATTCTATTATTACCTTATCTTATGATAGGTTGTGTCGAGGTTGTGTTTCCTCTACGTTGGTATAAGGAATTGCACCTTATCAAAGCACTATGACCAACATAAAACCCTCTTTCGAGGGTCATAATCATTAAGCGAATGGGTCGTCAAAGTCGTCTTCAACTTCGATTTCATCACCTAAGACTTCAATCTTATAATTCTTACCAGTTGTCTTATCCTTCTTTTTGTAAGATGAAACAATGTAATTGATTACCTTACCACTAAACTCTTCTGAACGTTGGATAACATCAGAGAACTTGAAATCTTCTGGCATACCAAGTCCATTGGCAATTTCCAAAATCTCATTTTGACCTCGCTTACGAGCGTCTTCACTACCCAACCAAATATACTTCTTAGTTTGATTTTCCTTACCGTCAAGTAACAAGTAAGCAATCACCATAGGGTCGCCCTTCTTTGACTCGGTTAATTCAAATTTAACGAACTTTCCGGGATAAGTACCATCTGCCATTTCACCAAATGTTTCTGGGTTCTCACGTACCTCTTCAAATGCTTCGTCCAATGCGTCTAATAATGACATGTTAATGTCCTCCCTTAATTTCTATTACTTAATATACTTTATCTTACCATTATATAATTGTCAATGCTTGTTTTTAGAAAATAAATACCAAACAAGTGCAAGTGAAAATGTTGCAATCGAGATAGCATTTACTGTGTAACGCTCATAAACTTCTATAACTGATGTTATAAAAATCAACGAACCAAGCAATATCAATAATGTTAGCAAATAATATTGTAAAAATGAACCAATCTCTTCAATACTATGCTTTAAAATTGTTAATAAAGTTCTCATAACTAGCCTCAATCAATGTCTTTTCGATAGGAATACGTGTACCTCCTATCTCGTTAGCTTCATCACCAATTGAGATGGCATATCGTACGCCTTTTTTGCTTTCTAACTTCTTTGTTCTTGCTGTTACCGTCATCAAACCTGTAATATCAGGCAACACCTTGTAGTTAAATCGTGGACGATATCCTACCTTTTCATTCTTTAACTCATCTTTGAACGTGTATTCATCTTCCCAAGATAAGAGAACAACACTACCTTTAAACTTTAAAGTCATCTGTTGAATTAACTTCTTAAAACCTTCTCGAATTAAACGCCAAGTACGTCCAAAGTCATTCGCCTCTGACTCATCTTCAATACCACCATCTTCCAATACCTTGTAACGTACCAAGTTATCCAAAATATCAATGGTATCGATAATCAAAGTCTCATACTTATCGCCCTCTTTTAAAATCTTAGCAAATTGCTCACTAAGCTCATCAAGTGATGATACTGGATAAATGCTGTCAGGTGTAAATGATAACTCGCCATTGTCATTTCTAGCCCAACGAGCGTTGCCGTCAAGACTTAATACAGCTGGCTTAGGAAATTGGCTTGCTAAAGTCGTCTTCCCTGTCATAGGGTCGCCATACAATAATACTGATACTCCGTGCATATCCATGTTACTTGTCCTCCAAAATATCTTTTGCTCGCTTTAGATAAAACTCTGCCTTTGCCACATCTTCCTTTAAATTATTCTTATAAGGAGCACGTAGTAGATACTTGATAACATTACCAACATGATAACCCACCTCACTTGGATAGTTTTTAATCGTTGGTTCGATAATATCAATTACTTCAGCAGGTAAATCAGTATCAGCATAATGTGATGGGTGGTTTACCATATCACTTGCAGGTTCTAATTCTGGTTGCCCAATATTTTTATCAACAATATTGAAATCAAAATGTTCGCTCAAGTATTGTAAATCTTTAGTATTTACTTCTAACACAGGGTTTTCGTTAATAATACCTCTATCTTTATCGGTTTCAGTAAGCTCATCAGGTGTAATATACCAAAACTTCTTGTCTTTGCCTAATTCTGGCATTTCCCAACCGCGCTCAACTAATGCAACTTTCATGTCAAGTGATTCTTTCATTGAAACATCAGTAATTAAAGCCTTAGTGGCGGCTAGTCCATCAATATAATCAAAGTCATATTCACTTTTGATATAATCAATATCTTCTTTGTTTACTACGAATACTGGGTTGTTATCATATATAATTCTATTTTTGTTAACATTGTCGTATGATTGCTCTGAAACAAGGTAAATATCCTTATCTGTTAGGTTGTGTTCTTTCCAACCATTATCAACAATCATTGCCTTACTACCAGTATATTTTGAACGAACATTAGTAATCAAGGTTTTTTTTTCTTTTGGTAAATCTAAGTCAAACATTTCTGTGGCATTGAAAGAATACTCATCAGTATTAATCAATTCTAACAATTGCTCTGCTGTCAATTCCCAAGTTGGGTTGTTATCTACAATGTCTTTTGTGTGTATATCAGTGTCTTTACCTGCATACCATAAATCTTCACCCAACACTGGGTCGTCCCAACCTAGAAATGAAGACAAACGAACAACTTTCTCTACTGGCACTTCTTTATTTCTCACATCTGTAATTTTAAACATAATCTTTTTACCTCTTTCCTTTCAATATAACCATTATATAATGGTTGCTATTTAATTATCAAATGTTTTTGTTGATGTTTATGAGCTAATCTAGCAGCAGCCCCTGCCACAACAGCACATGCGAGGTCATCAACCATTGTTGTAACATGACGTTGTGACTTACCCAAGTAGTCTAACTTAGCAATAATACCGGGCTTTTCTTTATCCAACATACCAAAGTTAGAAACAGCGATTGAACCATAAAGTCCAGCAACCGAAATAGCAATTTGTTCATCAATACCATAATCAGGGGCGTCATCTTTTAAAATCAACCCAAGTGGTGTGTCATCTAGCTTACCTTGTTCTGCCAGCATATCCAAGGTGATTGCCGTAATAAAAGCATGTTGGACTTCTCGTTTGCCCAAAACATGCTTAATTGACTCTTGTGCCTCATAAATTGTGATTTGAGGTATGTATGGTTTTTGGTTTTCAACAACCAATTTCGCTAAATCTTTAATATTTACGCCAAGTCTGATGAAAAAATCATCATTAATCACTTCTCGTTTAGTCTTTGGTATCATTCTCTGCCTCTTTTTCATCTACATAGTATGCTTCTTTGCCTCGAAGTACCCCAGCTCGAATACGAGGTGATACATTTTGTGGCTTTTGGTGTAATTGTCGTGCTAACTCATGCACTGATGGATAAATCTTACCGTTCCAATATACTTTGCGTTCTTTAATCATAGTGTCTCATTCATCTCCAAATTCATAAAAAATATAGTTTTTGTTACCATTATGTATTTATATGATTGTGGTCGTTCAATATTTACGAAACTTTCATAGCACTCTGGCATGTTTTGTTCGATAAATTGTACCACATCAGCGGTGTAATAAAGTCCTCGTTCGGCAAAAGGTATAAAAGGTAATACCAATTCTTGCAAAAACAAGGGGTTTTGCGTTGCTTTAATAATCATATCATGTCCTCCGTGTAACCATTATATAATATTTTTACTTACTAATCAAATAAAAAAAGCACCGAAGTGCTTTAAAGTGTAAATGGGTCAATATCCTTACGAACAACCTTGTTAATATCAAACTTTTCATCTTCAATTTTATATTCTAAACCGTTGACAAATTGTGCCTCTTCCTTAACAAAGAATGTGTGTTTCTTAGCTGCTCGAGTAATTGCTGTATAAATTGCATTATTAGAAATATTTTTTGAACTACCAAGGATAGTTACCACATTATCAAATGTAGACCCTTGTGCATAAAATATCGTCATAGCGTAAGCAAAACTATGTTCCAATTGTTCTATATCAATATCCTTGCCCTGCTTATAGCGCTTGTTATTTAACTTGAATGATAACTTGCCACTACCAACACATACTGTCAGGATAGTACCATTTACGAAACCAAGGTCTTTGGCTGCCTTTGTACCTTGTGTGATGATTATCTTCTCACCCTGTACATACCATGTACCACCAACCTTGACCTTGTTCTTTTTCTCAACAGCTCGTTCATGTAAACGGTCATTTATTTTTTGAACAGTATAATTATCTAAAGCCAAGTACACATCAGCTTTTGCATCAAGTATCAAAGTTAAATCGTTTTGATATTTTATCATGCTTTTATTTGTATCAAAGGCTGGTAACTTCTGTTTTAAAATGTCGTTTGCGTCTTTCAAGATAGGTGATGAGTCACCTTGACGAACATTGTGACCGATTGTAACTACCTCAACACCGTTATCTTGTAGAAATTGTAGTGCAGATAAACCATCAATCGGTGGTAATTGATTAACATCACCAACAAAAATATAACGAGCGGTCTTATTTATCATCATCAAATCATGTAATTGGTGGACTGTTAATTGACTAGCCTCTTCAACAATGATTAGTTTAGCGTCTTTTACCACTTCGGGGTGAAACTTTGTCTTATTTACTGACGCTGTATCAAGATTAAGGTGTAGTTTACCTGCTTGTTCCTTGAAATTCTCACCTGCTCGATTAGCAATTGAGACAACTAAAGCGTCTTGTGTGGCTGGTTTACGTGTTTTATACGTATATCCAAGTATTTCAATCAATCTTGAAGTCGTATAGGTCTTACCTGAACCAGCCATTCCTGTTAAAACAACCACATTTTTAGGTAACAACTGTTTAACCGCCTTATATTGTGAGTCTGTTAAAGTGCCTTGTTCAAACACAACACTTGGCATAACCTGTCTATTCTTTTCTGTAATCAATTCTTTGACTTCAAGTAGCTCATTAGCAGTTCGTTCCGCCATGATAGCCTTGTCACCATATTGAGCAAACCCTTTAAACTTACTCATGTCTTCTGGCTTCTCAACCTCAACAGAAAATTTATGTTGTTTCTCTTGAATATCAAAGTTGACGTAGTTTTTAAACCATACGGCTTTTGCTTGCTTAATATCTTCTTGTTCAGTGCTGTTTTCCAAGTAGAAATCAATATATAAGTTACGATTAATAACACTTTGGTTAAAATCACTATTTTCCATCAACACAAAAGGGTTGCAGTGTCCGTTATCTAGGATAGTACGTCCTTTAAAGTCTTCTAGCAAGGTGTCATTACCATAATCAAAATCGAATATCTCTGTAAGCCCCTCATTTGCGATTAGACGACGATTTAATGTCGTAAGGGTAAACTTATGGTAAGTCTCTTTTACAAGCTCTAATGGCAAGTGAGCTATACGAGAGATGTATTCAGGACTATATAACTCTAATTCAAACTTAGTATTTAAGAAAATATGATTCAAACGCCAAAGTATTGAGAGAACAATATCATCACTCCAAGTGGTTTCGCCAATATACCATTGGTTCGTTACTTGATACACATTGACTTTGGCAAGTCGTTTAGCTGGCAGTGATACCAACTTAACTCGGTTATAATTACGATTTTTACCCTCTGTTTCAAAGTATTCAAATAATCTCTCATACTCGGGGAACTTTTCAAGTACCATGTCTACTTTGGTATGACTCGTCCAACCTCGGCTTATTGTACCCTTATCAGTAATAAAAGGGGAAATAACAAAACTATCTCTGGGGTCATCACTTAAAGTGAAATCGTATGTATATGTATAAGGCTTCTCTTCAAACTTGGGCTGCCACTCCGAAGTGTGTGTGTCTATTGCTGTTTGAAGTTTGTATCTTGAAATGTTTAATTTATCGGCAAGTGCATTTACTGATTTAACGACTTCACCAGTTATGATGTTCTTAAGCATGAGTCTCTCCTTTTTTCAGTATCCAAAGTATAGCATATATTTTTTACAAAAATCAAAAAAACATGTATTCAGGAAGGGGGGGTGTTGAGTAAAACTTGCAACTTTTTACATGTTTTTGGCAAAAGTTGTAAATGGATGTAACCCTTGGGAGAGTAAGGACGAGACCCTATTTTTTTGTCAATTCTCTTAATTAGTATTTATATATAAATATAAATACAATAAATAATACTCGCCGCTTTTAAATGCTAATAAAAAAGCCGTGATTACTCACGACCTTTAAGTGATTTATAACTTGGGTTCTGCTGTATTTCTCTCTCAATATCCTCTTCACCATTGGTTGTATACTTAGAAAGCCATAGGAGCGCTTCTAAGGCGTCTTTCTCACTTACCCCTGCAAAGTATAATACCCCTATCAAACGTTGCAGAGTGAAGTGTACATTAACTCCTAGCACTGGTTTAGGTACATTGTGTTTCCTAATATAGTTTTTAATGAACTTTTCAGGGTCATCTACCCCTTCACCTCTAGTGTCAGTTGATAAAGTTGTGTCAACTGCTTTTGTGTTTGGGTCTACTCGATAAGTTTTACCTATATTGTGATAAGTTTCAGTTTGAGATAAGGCAAAACCACTTAGTCTTGCTGGGTCAATCATTGCCTTTTTATCAAGTCCATATTTTGTTGCGTCAAAGCCCATGCGTTTAAACGTGTCTATCATCTTCTCAGAGGCATTTTCTAACTGGTATGGATAAATAGGTTCACGTAACTCAAAAACGAGCCTGCGTCCATTTGTGTGTCCCTCATCACTATAATTAGATATTGTTTTCCATACATAGTAATCTGCCACATTTAATTTGTTCAAATCATGATAAAACATTTTTGTATCAGGTATGTTATCCAAGTCCAACACAATTGCCGTAATCAATTTAATGTTCGACTTACGTCTTTCAAGTCCTTCTTTTAAGACAACAGGCGAGAAATACCGCATTTCATTGTGTTTATATTCACTTAAACTGCATTTTAATTCAAATTCAACAGGTAAATCATCAACCAAATTAATTAATTTTACATCACCTGTCACTAAATAATGGTCTAATTTAACACTTCGGGTCATTGCTATTTTCATAATTAAAAAACCTCCAAAGCCATTATATAATGGTTTAAGAGGTTTTGGCAAATTATTCTTCGATTGTTGGGACACCATCATCAGTTTCTGATACTAATGTGTCTTCAATAGGTGCTTCTGATTGAGCAGGCTCTTCGTCCATTTCATGTTCTGCCCTTGGAACAAACACTTCTGATTCAGCAAGTAGTCGTTTTGCCTTAACAATTGCTAAATCTTGTAAGTCTTCCGTGGTTGAGTTAAATGAGATACCGTCCTCTTCTGCAGTTAATGTCACCTGCCCGCCAAAATAAGTTTTTCCTTGTCCGTCGTTGAAATTAACAACCACAGTGATTGAACCAATCTCTAATGGAGATACCCCCTGCTTGAGTTCTGTGTCTGTGATTAATGTTGAAATTGTTAATGCCATTTTATCCTCCTATAAATTTGCGGTGACCCAATTTTTGCCACCGTCCGTTGTTTTTTGAAAACCGGATGATGTGACTCTTAAGCCATAATTTCCTGTAAGCATTGTTGTAAGACCAGTTAGTGTTTTATTACCTGCAACGGTTTTATTACCTATATTGTGAACAATGTTGCTATCGTTAGCAAGTTCAACCCAATTGCTCCATGCTCCTGCGGATACAGTTCTCCTCCATTGACGATTTGTTGTCCAATCTCGAATTTCAAGAATACCTGAGATGTTATTATCTGCGGGTGAATATTCGAATTGAAGATAATTAGAGGCTCCTTCAGGCTCATTACTCCAATGTCCACCAGCCTTATACCACTTACCTGACCAAGTTTTACCCATCACCAAGTTAAAATCTGTGATACCTGACGCAACACGGACGTCCTTGACGTATGTGTTATCTACGTCCTCTGGCGCTGGTGTCCAATCAGTGGCTACATTACCCGCTTCTAGCTTCACATTGCTAATTGTTATATTTCCTTGCAGGTTATCTTGCTTGAACCTAATACCGTTAGCTATACCAGTAGAATATCCACCAGTGTTCAAGGGAATGGTAACACTATAATGACCAGAAGTATTTGTGCTGCTAATATCAATAGGACCAAGACTTGCTATGCCACCGCCCCAAGGAGTGCTACTCCACTCTGTCCTGAGCTGTCCAGAGGTAGTAGTACCACTAGCAACCCAGTCGAATGAAAAAGTTAGATATTTAGACGGTCCATATTGGTTGTAAAGGTCTGAAACCTTTTTACCACCTGCTAAATAATAGCGACCACCTTGTGCGTCGAAGTTTCCGTTTACAGAATTATCTCCTACACCGGTGAAACTTCTCCCTGTATCCAGTAGTAGGTTACGCCCACCAATAATAGGCATATATCCATCTTTACCAGCAGGACCAGTATCACCTTTCTTAACGGTAGCTAAGTGTTCATCTACCTTAGCGTCAACTTTTTTAAATACTTCGGAAACCAAAGTGTTGCGCAAAGTATCATCAACTGTGATATAGTCTTTTACTTCATCTGCTGTTAAGTCAATACCACCTAATACACGTACGTTAAGGTCGATTGCTGATGTTGCACCTGATGTTGTTTTAAGGCGGAAATAAGCCACATCATAAATACCTTTTGACCCTGTTGCCTCTTTTGGGAAACGATAACTAAATTTACCTACTGCTAAATCACTAGCATTGGTAATAAAGTTTTCACTATCAATAATCTTTGCACCAGCAGGCGTAACACCTAAGAAATAAAGGCTATATGACCTTAAATCAATAGGCTTTCCATTCTCGGTAACAGAAATATCGACTGTATAAATATTATAATCATCTTGTCGCAACACGATTGAAGGGTGTTGCAATGATGTTTTATTTATATCCAAGACATAATTTTTAACTGTCATTTTTTGTCTCCTTAAAAGTTTATATTTTATTATAACAAAAAAACACGCTCCTGTTTAGAGCGTGCTTCCAGTTTATTTATCGTCTTCGACTGGTTGTTCTTGCTTTTGTTGTGCTTGATACGCTTGATTTGCAGCGTCCACTTCGTTTTGTGCAATCTTCAATGCAAGTCGATTGATAACAAATGTTTATCTAGTCATCTTGGTTATATTATAAATCAAGTAAGGCATTAGCGTCAAACCAAATCATGCCGTAACCACCCATAACGATACCGACACCGTTTGACTTTTTGTCATACTCATCAATTGTACCTTCGTTGTAACCCTTCATAAAGGTAAACCTGTCACCAACATGAGAGTCTGCTTGATTACCACGAGTCCTATTGTCTAAGATTGCTAGTGGAATACCATTCAAAGTCCAGTCCCAATCAAACTTTGAACCTGCCAATTTGTATGAAATACCTTGCCAGATACCATTGACAAAAGCAATCTTATCCAAAGTAAACGGCTTAGCAGCTGTAAAGGCATTACCAGCGTTCTTAAATTGCTGAATGGCTGATGAAGGCTTAGGTGCTGGGTTTGATGAGCCTCCAGATACTTTTCCACCATTATAAACCTTTTGAGCCATAGCAATTAACTTACCCATATCAATTCCTCCAGGACATGCTGTTGCGTGAACCTGCTTGTGCGGAATGACGTGAGTTGCATCAGGATAGAAACCATAGCGCTTAGCAATATCAGCAATTAGCTTAGCTGAACTAGCATAAGTTGCTTCTGAGATAGTCCACGTAGGTGCTCCAGTAGCATTCTTATGCTCTAGTCCGATTGAACGGGCATTCATAGCATAATTACCAGCGTGCCAAGCAGTAACGTTCTCACCTACAGTACCAATAATTTCATTATCAGCAACTTCGTAGTGAGCGGAAGTTTGTGCTGCACCCCCTGCCAACCAAGTATTAATAGCAACATTCTTATTTGTAGTTGCATTGTGATGAATGACGATTCTATCAATCTTTTGGCGTGGGATAGAACCAGCAGCCATAGAGCGACTATCAGAACTTGTGATTAGGTCTGAGTAGATGTCCCCATTAATATTCTTTGTCATGTGTTTTAAAATCTCCTTTGTTATAACATAGAAAAAGATAACAAGGCGTTATTACCCCGTCCTCTAACCAGTTTTTGACGCCAGTCACTCTGCTGTATCAACTTCTAATTCCGCTTGCTTAGCGTCTGCTACATCAAATACTGCATTCTGAAACTCTACAAGTGCTGAACGAAATGCCTTAACGTTCGCCAAATATGTGTCTTGATTAGCAATGTAATAGTTCACACTAGGAACAGCGTTCTCATCTACTGAGCCTGTGAAATTCACATAAGTATAATCATTGCTGTCTCGTAGTTGTGCGTCAAATGATGTTGATTGATTAATTTTCATGATTAATTCTCCTGTTCTGTTGTTTGTGATTGTTGCAATGTTTCTAATTGAACTTGAGTATTTGCTAAGTCAAACCTCGCTTGTGCTAATTCAACAGCTAACTTAGAGGCTACTTTTTGCCAATGATTTTCCATTAATTTCACTCCTTTTAAACATATAGTTAATTATAACATAATTAATTGTCAACTTAATAATCGTTTGGTATTTCCTTCTGAAGTTCCTCTACCTTTTCTGTTAATTCTTGTACTGCTTTGTACAAAATTGATGTGTAATCATAAAGTGATACAGCATTATCATCATCTGTTAGCATTCTAGGGTCTGCCTCATCAGAAATAACACCAATCTCTTGCTTGCCACTTTTGACATAAGTACGTACCTTAGTCTTTTTAACAATATCCAATGCACAATCTTCAAAGGGTACGATGTTACTCTTTGCTGAACGTGAACTCATAGCATTAAAACTACTTGCACGCATTGGATAATAAGCCTTCATATCACGACTTACAACTCTGACTTCACCACCTTTATAAGGTGATAAGTACAACATCTTTGAGCCACGGTCTTCATCAATAGCTAAGATTTGGTTATATTTCATACGAATACCCAAACCATGACCTTTGTCAGTTGGATTACCATAGTAGTTCAATGAACCCTTCATAGCAGCAGAAATTGAACGGTCAGAATTTCCTAGTAATTCAAGTTGCGCACGGTTATTGGTGCTGTCGTAGAACCCTTTTGCTGCGAGTTGCAAGTGGTTATCTTGCTTGTTAATAACACGTCCAGTGTCGGTTGTACCTAGGTGACCTGTGTCTCCGTAAAGAACATGTGCATTTAGCCTATTAATGTTTCCAGTAACAAAATTAGCAATATTACCACTAATTTTTGATACATCAACATTGATAATCTGTGCCGAACCAACTGCTGCTTTGCCAATCTGTGCTGTACCAATTGAAGCATTTTTAATAACAGAACCATCAATAAACGCTTTACCATTGATTGTTGTATCAGAATTAATAACTAACTTCTTACCTTGAATTACAGTTCCTGACCTATCACCATTAATACCTGAAATAATACGCCCTGCATTATCTACAATACCCAAAGCCCAATTGTCCTTAAATAGTTCCAATACTGTTGACGTGTTCATACCTGAATAAGAACCGGGCATGTAAGTGTCACCAATAGTCGGACCAAATACTAACATTGGGTGTCCTAAATAAGCCTGTGTTCCCTCTCGGGCTTCAAAGGAAACCTTAAGTGAAGTTGCAGTATCAGGAACTGTTATATTTTCCCATTTCTTACGAACATTCCAACTGTTTTTACTACTGGGGTCTGCCCATTTTTTTACAAGACTTTTACCAACACCAGCACCCGTTTTATCATAGAATCTCACCCATAAATTGTTATAATTGTCTGTTCTTCCTGTGTATGAGTACCAAGACATTGATATTGCATGTCCCGAAGTGGGTGTTGATGGTAATTGCACTGTTTGCTGAAAACGTGTGTATGTTTTAGCACCTGATGAAGTTGTATTAAAACCAACGACTGTCGCTTGAATATTCTTTTGAAAATATGAACGATAAGGTGCGTTGCTTCCAGTATCAGCTGTTGCTGACCACCCTTCCAAATCAGGATTGAACTCGGTATTCATCAACTGATTAGGTGTTGATACGCTCGCCATAATCGTATCTGCCGATTGACTAACTGCTGACTCATAGCCTTTTTCAACACTCTTTACTCGTTGGTCTATCAATTTTGTCGTTTGAGTAACAACTGACTCATCACCACTCTTACGGTCTTTAATTTCCTCAGTAATCTGACCTGCTAGTTGAGTTCTTGTAGATTCTAAGGAGTTATTGTTGTTGTAATTTCCTGCAACGTAATCACCAATTGTTGGACCAAACACAAGCATGGGTTGTGCTAAGTAAGCACTTGTTCCTTCTCGTGCTTCAAATGATACATTAACCATAACAGCAGTATCAGGTACATCAATACCTTCCCATTTCTTACGAACATTCCAACTGTTTTTACTACTGGGGTCTGCCCATTTT